TTTAATGTAGTATTTGCATTTATTGTGATTGCATTATTCAATACTATTGATAACTTATCACTTGCAATACTCTCAACGGTAGGATTCGTTGCTAAATTGGTTCCGAATACTTCGTCACCAACACTTATCTTACTATTTATTGCAGTTGCAAAGGTCACTCCTTGTGAATTAGAAACTGCATTTGCAACTTCACCGAAAGCTGGTTCATAGTGTTTAACCTCTTTAACCAATCCTGAATTGTTAATTTGAGTTGTGGTAAACCCAGCTTTTAGATCAGTATTGATATAATCTCTTTCGATAACATTCTTGATGACCTCTCCAGTATAAACAGGGCCAAAGAAGTATGTCTTCATAGTAAATTCTAATGTGTATTCTATAACTCTTCTTTCTTCAAATGAACCTTCATACATATCTTCCATTGCAATTGAGTTAAGTATGACTGGTACATCTCTTACCTCACTCATACTGTCAACCATTTTCATTGCAACGGTATATTCAGGTTGGAAGTAAGGAACTATTTGTTCTACTATTTGTAGTGCATCGATAGCGTTCTTTGCAAGTATCGATAAAGAGAAGTTAATATTGTAGGGTGATGGTTGATATTGGTATCCTCTTTTTCCAACATCAGCTGTTTCCATTACAGTCTTTTGTGTTCTTATAATTTTATTTTGTTGTCTAGTCGGATCGTATTCTAAACCAGTCATTTCAAAAGCCATACGAGGTAAAGATATAGAAGTTACTGAACCATCTCTTTGTTTTGCATCTTCTGTTAATCTTAGTAGAAACTTTTGTTTTGGGCCATAGGATATGGGTACTTTCTGTTGAGTGAGTACAGTCCCATCTGCTTTAATTTTCTTGATATCAATGTTGTTAAACAATGTACCGAAAACTGAAATCGATCTCTTTATAGTTTCGTTGTAAAAATAAGTTCCAAACATTATGGTTCACCAAACGGATTTACTTCACTAAAGTCTAAGTAATCATTATCTTTAGCTTCAAACTCTACATTCTGTGCAGAATGATCTTGACCAAATGATAGTACATCTGTAATTGCAGCTATCACTCTTGCACAACTTGACGATGCACCTGTTAGTGTATCACCCACTTGTAGTGTTCTAGTGTTATCCTTAATTGTAAGTTTTCTAGATTGTGGTTGCCATAGTACAACCTCTCCAACTGTCGTTGTAACACTGTTGATTACTGTCGTTAAATTCTCTCCGACTGTATAGTTTCCAGTACCAGTTTGCATAGTTAGTTCGATTGTGTAAGCTTGGTCTGCTTCTACTAAGTCTGCAGAAGTACCAGTATCGAAATCTTCTCCACCGTATGAGAAGAGTGAACATCTCATCTTGAAGACAAACATTTTTCCTAACTGGAAGAAAGGGTCTTGGTCTTCTACAAAATTTATTTCAAACATTGAACCTGTAAGAGGGAAATATATTATATCCCCTTCATTAGGTCTAAGTGATGTTGCAAGATTTGAGTCTAGAGAAATAAATCTCTCCCATGTTCTGAGAGACATTATAAATGTTGCTTCCTCTTGTATTTGAACACCAAACTTAGAAACAAGGTCTCCTTCTCCTTCGAAACCCTCAGTGTTCTCTAGATACATCTCGACAGAATAGGCGTCACCGAATCTTGACTGAACATCGTCATTCAATATACTGTCTTCCTCTATAATTTGTCTTGGTAGATATAGGACATCGTGTCCATAGAATCGTAATGATTCTACTACCAAATCCTCATAGAGGTGCTGTTCTGTCTTTACAGCATGATTAAAATAATTATTTGTAGGCATTCACTTACCCCATTAAGTCCATGACGGGAAGTTCGTAATTCAATCGAGACTCCTCTTCTAGTTTTGTTATCTCCTCTTGTGCTTGTGCTTTCATTTCTGATGCATTTAAAGTCACCCCGCCAGGCAATGCAACCCCCTCAAACTTGGATAGATTTTCTCCCCATTGATACTTCACTAATGCAGTTGAATATCTTTTCAACCACATATCATTGTAGATATCTGTGAAGTCTGTTGGGTCAATTTTTCTATGACATTCTATGATTATGAATTCGTTACCACTTAGAGCTTCGATATCCATATCAAGATACAATCTATTCATGTGTTGTTTATATCTTATCGGTACTTGACCAACAAGTATATTATCCATCATGGTAATATGTTGTTGTACCATTTCGTAGTATAATATATTTGTTGCAGATAAATCATAAAGATCATTCAATCTTAACTGATATCTTAAATCAAACATGTTTAAATTATGTTTGTCATTGAAAGGGAAGATTCTATTTACGGCTAATACAAACTCAGGTAAAACGATGTAATTTTGTTGTTGTTTTACTTGCTCATTATCATACGCATGAGTTCCAGCTACATTCTCTGTGAATGTTTCATCTGATCTCATCGTAGTTTTCTTTGCGTCTGTTATTTGGTGCTTGAGATAAACTCTGATAGAACCGTCATAATGGTACTCTTGGAAGTATTGAATGGCCTCATCCAGTCTATCATCAAACTGGTCATCGTCCACATTGATATCTAAAACTGGAGCTCCCAGTTTTCTTTTAACATATTCTTTTAATGATGCTTTACTGTTTGGTATTGCCATAAGTAGTATTCCTTTCGTATACTACTATTTATACCTTTTCTATTCTTGGAAATAAGTTTTATGCTGAAGACGGTCAAGTTTCTCATCTATCTTCTGAATCGAAGATAAAACTCTCTCAAAATCGGCCTCGATCTGTTCTCTTGTTGCGTAATCTCTTGCGATTTCTTCTCTTGTTTTATTGACGAGAATGTCTAGTCTTTTTTGTTCTGATAGGACTGTACGGATCAAAAACCCAAGTGGGACTATGATTACAGTCATAATTAGGTTCCATATTATGTAAGGTGATATCGTAATTTCCATACGATTATTTATGTAAATTAACCCCTTACTTTAGGGTCATCGAGTTCAAATCTATTCCAATGATAATCTATAGGTATGTCAGTTTCAGAACCCATTCGGTGTGTAACTGTATTGAATGCAACACTATATCGATCTTTACTGGTTGTATTAGGTTCAACCATGTGTATAAGACCGCTAGGGAAGAGTAAAAGGGTTCCTGAGACTGGTGATACCTCGAAGGTTTCTCTCTGTTTGTTGTTATGTGGGAAGTCACTAACTACATCTGCACCCTCTTTTATTGCAACAAAATTACCCTCATCACCGTCTGCATGTACATAAAATGCACCACTTAACCAACAACCATTATGCCTGTGAGGTTTATTCCATGCACCTTTGTCATTTATATTACCCCACATATTACCCAAACTTACACTTGCTTGAGAAGTATCTACACGCAACCAAGGGAGAACTTCAAGATTATATTTGTCCTTGATTACACGGTTAATTTTGGCCCAGGCGGGTCGTTTTTCAAAGCCATCTTGAGATTGCCAACCTGTATATGCGTTAGATACTTGTCTACCAACTGGGTCTTTTTTTCTCACTGCATCCATGTCATCTTTTAACTGACATAGATATTCTTCCGATATTAATCCTTCCTCTACGAGATTAAACTCGAATAAGTAAGTAGGAAACAATAATCTAACTGACATAATCTATTCTCTATCTATTTTTTCTGACTCCGAACCATCCCAATTCAAATCAGTCAACTCACGCTGCTTATCTTTAAAGCTTTGATGAGCTGGACATTCAGGTGGTGGTGCTTCTCCACCATCTGTAGGTTTACCATAGAGTCTTGATTTGGGTTTCCAAATCTTACCACTTCTATATCCACCTATATTTAATTGGTCATTTGGTAGTCCAGTTTCTTCGTCCACCAGTCTTAACTCCCTTTGCCATTTTTGCATACTATCAGGATGTATTGCATGTTGTCCATGCCATGCTTCTGCATCTTGATAATAATATGTAGATGCCCATTCTTCCCTCTTGAAAGGGAAGATTTGTACAAGCGGTGTTCCCGCTTCTATTGTAAAAGAATGATTAACTTTTGGATAAAAAATAATTTGTGCATTATCCATATTGATATTGAAACGATCAGAATCAATCACACCTTGCCAACATGCAAAGTATTTATTAGAGAACATAAATGGATCAAGAAAGAGAACTGAATAACCTTCGGGTGTAATCATGTTCCAGTTTGAAGTTATTTTAAATGCATCTTTCACTGGGCCTTGGGCACCCATATATTCTACAGAATCTTGTAGTTGTGCTGAAGGATGTGATTGTGAATAATGATTTGCAGTTGGAGAAGTTGAAAATTTTTCTCCTTCATCAGGCCAGTTCCAATCAGGCCCATTCATTACATGTATTTCTTCTGTTGCAAGAATATAGTATCCCATAGTTAACCAATCTTGCATAGAAGGACAAGAACGAATAGTCTGAGCCATTCTTCCTCTGTGGTCTACACGAACCTTTTGTTTCTTCCACCATTCAGGTTGCATCTCTCTAGCTGCAACTGGTCTAAGGTTTGCATACGATTCTTTGTTAAATGTTCTGAACTCAATAGTCGGCATACTTATCTCTATCGTCTTTTAAAACTATTTCGTCACCTCTAATTACAATAGACTTCCTATCTATGTATCTTGCAGATTCATGTGGTGCTTCTGCACCATGTGGTAATCTCCCATCAAACATTAATAGTCTATTTGGTACAAAATCAACTGTACCAGTTTCATACTCATCCATAAAATCTAAAATTCCACCGTGAACTATCTCACTATAAAATCTTAATTTACCACCCCAGTTTGGATTCCAAAATGTATTAGGATAATACAGAAAGGAAAGATTCCATTCATCATTTTCATCACAATCTGAATGACAAGTTCCATGTTGTCCATGGGTTTGTGAATTACCACCAGCGTATTGAAATCTAACCCAATCAAATCCAAAGTCTGTTCTTATTTTTCTATCAAGGTATCTAAACAGATAATTAGGAAAACCATTCTTTCCATTCAAATGACCATCTCTCATATCATGTCCTCGAAATAACTCACACCCCCATAACTGATGATTAGGTAAACCACCTCTTCCATCATTGGGAAGACCATTTACTTGATTTGTTTTCTGCCAAGAACAGTGAGCAAAGTCTCGATTCACTGCATGAAATACAGCATCTTCAAGATAATTATCTAAAACATAAACATTGTTACCTAGAGGCATTTCCTTGATATGGAAAGGCTCATCAATGTGTACAACATTGATATCCATTTTAACCCATGCCAGGGCCTGATGAAGGTGGTGGAAGTGTCATTAAATAATCTTCTAAAGGTTTTAGAGTATCTTCTCTTGTAATCGAAATCTCTTTATACAATCCTTCTGCAACATTTGCTATTGCATCGAAATATTCTAAAGCTCTTCTTGCATCCGATCTATGTGGATGTGCTGATCCTTCTCTTGCAGCTAGTAGAACTTCAACCATATTATCAAATCCATACTTCTCGGCTTGTTGATGTTGATTGTTTTGAACTACTTCATGGATTCGACCAACATATTGTTGGTTTAAGCTGACACCGTGAGGTGGTTCTGCATTACTGATATAAGCTTCAACTGCATCCTTCTCAGTTTCAGATAGAGGTAATCTATCTTGTTCTTCTAAACTTACTTCGTCATTCCATTTTTCGACTTTACATTCTATATCATCATAGATAAGAACTTCGTATTCGAAACCTAACTCAGGTCTGTCTACATTTTTGTGTTCCCATTCCAAACCATTTGGTTTTCTTATCCAAAGGTTTCCGTGTTCACAATAAATTAATGCATTCATAATATCTCCATTATAACATATTAGGTGCTGTTTGGCAATCCTCTTTTATGTTTTTCATATAAGTCCAACATATTTATGTGGGAATAATCCATATCTTTTATCCAAGGCCCACCCCTTGTATAATGGATTGCATGATGAGTCTCGTTGAAAGAATCATCGTATCCCTCAGTACAAATTTTATCGTGAGGAATTTTGCTTATCTGATCTGTCCATTTGAATTGATGTAGAAACATTCCACTCTCATTATTAACTACTTCGGGTGTAAGTTTTCTACAATCTTCGTGTCCATTATTGAATATCATCATACTAGACCATAACTTCATAGGATATGATACATTTTTCTCACCACCCATTTTGTTTTCATCATGATGTTTGAAATCATACTGAACACATGCAACAGCATTATCAGGGTCTAAGAAGTAGAATAAACTCATAGGATTATGTTTCCATATGTAGTCATCATCTATAAAGAAGCTGAATCCCTCATAGTTTTCTAGATATGGAATCAAGAATCTACTGTAAGTAAACTCAGTAGATTGATTTGCATACTCTCTAGTATATTCCGAAATTGCATTGATGTCAAGTTTCTTAACTTCTACTTTATAATCATTGAAATATTCTTCTGCAACTCCACCTGATTTTATATTCTCAATACTATCATGTATAGACTTTTCTGCAACATCAAATAAGTCTGAATGATTTGAATCATAACCTAAGTAAATGTTAACAGGTTTTTTCTTAGTTAACTTCGTAACCTTTTTATTGAATTCAAAAACTTCTTCTCTAAAATTTAGACCAGCTACAGACGATAATGAGAATTCTAACTTTCCATCGTCTACCCATATTGCAGATAAAGTATTATGTTTTGATTCACTACCTATACTCAGTTCTTCCCAAAAACTTATTAACTCATCACCACTCAATGCTTCACATTCAGGGAAACAATCTGCATAATCAGTCACTATGGTTTGAAATTCAGGTTCGTCCATTGTTTCAAATACTTTACATCTTATAGAGCCTGGATGTATAGATAATTTATATTTGAATCCACTACCTAAACCTAAGTTTGTATGACCTTGTATCGGATGTCTCAATCCTTCCTTCTGAATATTGTTTACTAACCAATGAGCTTTAGCAGCGTGATAGTATACTGAGTTTACAGAATTTTCTTCGTGATCCTCTAACTCATTACAATCGGGATGGTCACTAACAGTTGATATTTTTTGATATTCATCATCATAGTTCATGAAGTCCATTGAACCACCACCTAAAGGATGATTAGGTCTTAAAGGTGCAGTCCACCCATGATGTAAATATCTTTGATACTGTATTGCATTGTGATGTAATTGACCAAAAGTTTGTATCTCTTTTGCATCTA